GGGGAAGTGCTGCTAATGTAATAAATTGTAGATGTACGAATGCACCTTTTCCAAAAGAACTTGATAATGATTATAGTTCAGGTGGTGTTATAGAAGATGTAATTACAGTAGCACAAACAGTAGCGACAGTAGCTGCAATAGAAGAAATATTAGATGATAATACAGAAGAAAATAATTAGTATAAAATTAATAACTTTGCATTATGGAAAATATTATTTATAAGTCAAGCCCAATCGGTGAATTAATTGATGCCGATGAAAAGTCAGGAATCGTAAAAGGGTATGGTTCAGTATTTAACAATGTAGATAGCGATGGTGATATAATCACACAAGGTGCTTACACAAAAACCATTATGGAAAATGGTAAGCGAGTAAAATATCTATACCAACACAATATGGAACAACCTATTGGTAAAATGCGAAATCTTTATGAAGATGATAAAGGACTTGTGTTTGAAGCAGTAGTACCTAAAACACAACTTGGTAAAGATGTTCTTGAATTAATGAAAGCAGGAGTGATTACTGAAAATAGTGTTGGTATTTTACCAATGCAAAAAGAATCAGGTATGGGTGAAGATTATAATAGAAAACTTACAGAAGTGAAGTTGTATGAGATTTCTGCAGTAACACTTGCAGCAAATGATGAAGCGATGATATTAGATGTTAAGGGTAATTTTGATAAAGAAAAAGTATTAAAACGATATGACAAACTTGTAAAGTTGATTCGCAAGGGAGATATATCTGACAACTTAGGTTATGCTATTGAAGCAGAACTTATTAAGCTAAAATCAATATTTAACGATAGTGCCACTTTGCCAACTGAAATTGAAGTTACAGAGCCGACAGAGATAAAAAATGATAATAGCGATATTTATAATTATTTGTTTAATAAATTAAAAAATTCGTAAAAAATGAACGAAGATATTAAAAAGGAATTAGACCAAATCGGAGATTTAGTTGATTCTAAAATTGAAAAAGCGATGAATGCTGCTCAAGATAATGCGAAAGGTGAAGTAGAAGAATCACTTAAAAGTGAAATTTCTAACTTATCTAACGACTATCTTGAAAAGCACGAAGCTATGCAAAAAAGAATGGACACTATTGAAATTGAAGCTAAAAAAAATGCTATTGATAGTGTGCCAATGACATTCAAAGGTGCTTTAAAAGAAGCAGTTGATGGTGGTGCTATTGAGGACTTTAAAAAAGGAAGATCAAGAGCAACTTCATTTGAAGTTAAAGCCGATATGACAACTGGTGCAGATTTTACAGGAGAAGTAATTGCTGCAACAAGAGTACCTGGTATTAAGTTTGATCCATCAAACGAAGTTCATGTAAGGTCAATCGTACCTGTTGGAACTACAACTTCTGATACAATTAGATATGTAAAAGAAAGTGCATATACACAAGGTGCTGCTGCAACTTCAGAGGGTAGTGCTTTAGGACAAACTGACTTTAATTTAACTGCATCTACTGCTAATGTAGAGTTAATTGGTACATACTTAAGAATAAGTAAGCAAATGTTAGATGACACAGAGCAACTGACATCTTACATATCTGCAAGAGTGCCAAGTAAATTAATGGCAGTTGAAGATGACCAGTTATTAGGTGGTAGTGGTGTTGCACCAAATTTAGAGGGACTAAGAAATTCAGCTACAGCTTGGAGTAACACAGATTCAGGTTTTGCAGCAGGTGTGATTTCAAACCCACAAAACATTGATGTATTAATTACTGCACTTAACCAAATTGCTAAGTTTAACTATACATCAGATGGGATTTTAATGCACCCAACTGATTTCCACAAAATCTTAGCACTTAAAGATGGTGATAACAGATATTTAAAAGACCAAGTATATCAAGGTCTGCAACCTACATTTATGGGAGTACCATTTAGATTATCAACTGCTATGGCAGAGGGTGAATTTATTGTAGGAAACTTTAGCCAAGCAGCACAGATCTGGCAAAGAGATAATGTAAGTGTAGAGTTCTTTGAGCAAGATTCAGACAATGTTCAAAAGAACTTTATTACAGTTAGAGTTCAAGAAAGATTGGCTATGACTACTTACTTACCAAATGCATTATGTAGAGGATCATTCGCAACTGTGATTGCTGCTCTATAATCATTTGTGATTATTTTATAAAGGGGGTTTCGTACCCCCTTTTTTTATGCTTTATACATAAGAAATATCTTTGGGGTCAAGTATTTTCGCAATAACATTGTCATCATTTATAATACGAACCTCAAGATCTTCCACTTTAAACCTGTTTCCTGCATATCTTCCCATAATAATCCATTCTTTTTCACTGCACCAGGCACCAGAAGGGAACTTATTAACGTCTTTGTATGCATCAGGTCCACACTTAATGACATACGCTGCAACTGTTGCAAAACTCTCACGATCTCGAGTTTCATCAGGTACATATACACCACCTTTTGTTTTTTGATTCATATAATAGGGTATAACCAATAGTCTGTAACCTGTTGGCTGTGGTAGCCTATCTATAACAGATGTTTCAAACTTTGAGGGGTCTTCAGAGTTTTTAGACTCTTTAGTTTTGAAAACCTTTGGTGGCACCTTAGGAACCATCCTATCAGGCACAAATAATTTTTTATTCATTTTCTAACTCAATACCTTTCATCGCAGCTTTAATTAAATCTTCAACATAAGTCATGCCACGTACTTGACCTACTGTGAACCGATAGTTTTCTATAGTGTCTATCGAACCATTCACCAAAGAATCAGAAAAATCTTGCTTTCTCTGGCGTATGTCTTTGAGCAGATATTCTGCCAAATGTATTGCATCCATCATATTAATTCAAAATGTGGACCATCAATAAAAGGTCGTCTACCTTCGCTACGCCTTAAATCAATGTAACTATTCATAGCACCTTCCATAGTGCTATTCCATTGAGCAATATTCCCTATACTCCATGCTGCACCCCATTTAATAGCAACATTATGTGTTTTAGCAGCTTTAGCCATTGCATCAGCAATATCATCATAAAGATTTAATTCCCAAGATGCCCTTGAACCACTTCCATCATTAACATAAGCCATAAGATCTACAGCGTGTGAAAA